AAGGTAGACCAGTAGAATAGTTACCAGGACCGAAACCAACATATTCAAATGTATGGTTACCAGATCTTAGAATACTAGGTCGTCTAAGTTCAGTTGCTGTACCACCTGTAGTATTGACAGGAACCATCCTTAATGCTAGATCAACCTCAGATGCATCACCATCACGTGCTTCTAACGTAATATATCCATCAACTGCTGCGTCAGATGTAGATGCGTTAGTATATTGGTTTCTAGATTCAATGATCCAGTCACCCATTGCTTCTTTAGTAATTGATAGTGATAGATCTTCTTGACCTACTCCATTGGTAGTTTCAACTAAACCAACAGTCACGTTACTAGCAATAGATGTTGCTTCGTTAGGATCTTCAGTTGGGTTGTCCTTATCTAGTGTAGGATATAAGTTGTTAATGTTTTGTGCAAATGAGAAATCAGATAAGTTACCATTTGTAGGTGATATACTACCTTTCAATACAGTCATGTAGTAAATACCATCTTGCACTGACTTCTTAAGTTCTTGCTCTACCTGTATGTCATATATGTAATAAACATCTCCATATGACTGTCCAGTAGGTACGTTTCTAGGTTGAATAACATAACCATTGATAGGTTCTCTTGATAGTGCAGTCGCATTGTCGACTGTATAACGTACACGATATGTCCTATCTCTTGATGATCTATTGTCTGCTATACGTTGTGTATATGATGAACCTGTGAATAGTGAGTTAGCATAGAATGACTCATTACCAAGATGATAATGAATACCCTCATATCCTGTTGTTAAATTAACACTTGCATCACCAGATGTTGCTGCTGTTACTCTTAGATACCAGTTCTGTTGATAACTATCATACTGTAGTGGATGGTTGACATCGCCAGGTGTAAATCCTTGTTGTGTAATATCAGTGTATTTTGCATCAGTTGGTGATGTGCTGCCATCAGGAGATATAAGAGCTGCAAATGTTGACTGTGTAGAACCATCAATCAACGATACATACACCTTATCTTGCTTACGTGCACCAATACTAAAACCTTGTAGTTTATATGGTGGTTTCGTTGCTAGTGATGTATAACCATAAAGATATAATCTTGTATTGACTGCACCAATATATGCCCATGTAACTTCATTATCTACGACTGCACCAGATGTGTGCACAGGTCCTGATCCTGCTCCTGCTGTGGATCCAGATCCTGCAACTGACGTTGCTAAGTATGCATTACCACCATTGACCACTGAGTCACCGACTGATATACCTGACTGGTTGATTGCCCAGTTGCTATTACCCTGTGATGCGTTATCTTGTATCTTCTGTACGTCAAGTGCAACATAACCAACAGGTATTTCACTGACAGTTCCTTTATATACAGTCTGACTAGCACCACTGACTGCACTACTGATATTTCTGTAACCTCTATTAAGTGTTAGTTCTCCTGTGCTGCTACTAACTGCTGATACTAGATATGATTCTGGATGATCTGCTGCTCCAAATCTTACATAATCACCGACTGCAAGACCATGACTGTTATTAGCTGGACTTGACTGTACTAACTTATTATTAAATGTAAGTGTAAATGTATATCCACCGACTGCAGAATATGTTCTTGCTAACTTCTGTGGCGGTATGATATGTGTTATCGTTCCTGCCTTATCCTGAGTAAATGGTGCATTCTTAAATCCTTTTGCTCTTAATGCACATGAACCAAAGTTACTGTTAGAGTTGGTGATAGATTGGTCACCACCACTCTCTGCTACGAAGTGATCTGCAAATCCAACAGCGAACACTGACACTGCCTGTATAACAGAGTCATTAGAACATTTTACGTGGAAGTTTCTATATGTTGCCTTGTATATACTATCTCCATCAGTGTGGGATCCTGCAATATATGCTGATCCATCCCATTTAATAAATGCATTGTCATCTTTCTGTAGTGATACACCAGTGAACTGTGCAACAACCATAGATTTGAATCCAGTTGCTTTACTACCATCAGCATGCATACCTTGCATACCCCATGTAGAACGTAGAGATATGTTAAAGATATATGGTGATGAACTATCAACGTTATCAACTTCTACTTTCACCGTTGATCCACCCGCAGTTGGGTTACCAGATGGTGCACCTGTGCCAGGATTCTTGATAGTATATCTAAATGTTGTTGGTGTTGGTATCGCACTGATAAAGAACGATCCATTGAATCTTGATGCGTCAGTTCCCGTAACACCCTCTAGTAATACAGGAGTTCCAACAGAGAAACCATGAGCATCAGCAGTTGTAACCTCTGCTGTTGTTGTGAATACGTTTGTGCTAACAAAGTCAGTAACAATACTACTGATTGTTTTAGGACCTGCTGTGTTAGGACCTACGATCCTGTTCTCTTCTACTCTTGCCTGTAATTCATCAGCAGATATGACACTTGTACTGTCTGGAATATCCTGCCATCCTTTTGCTACCTTCTGGTAATATAGTTGTAAGTCACTAACTGATAGTGCATTACCACTTGTGTCATTGACTGTGCTTAATGTGTTCTTACCATCAGCATACTCAAAACAAGTAAGCTTATGATGTGAGAATGTTGGGGGTGATGATGCACTTGGTTGTGCAGGGTCTTTATATACACCCTGTGATATACCATCAAAGAATGAGAACTGCCAGAAATAACAACCACCAGTTACACGAAATACTGCACTACTAGGAATAGATCCAGATGTAGGATCAGGAACATATAGAGGACGTAATTTAGTCTTACGTAAGTCCATACCTACGATAGATGTACCTCTAGGAACTATTACACCACCTTCTACTGAGTTAAATTTATATAATACGTTATTTGGATTGACATTGCCACTATCATCTACTAGTGTTACATCACTAGATGAACTTAATTCTACAATATCGTCGTCTGTAAATGCTTGTCCAGATGTATTTGTGCCTGGTCTGTTGTCAATAACATAATCGCCAGGATATAATACTATACTAAATGACTCGAATGCATCATTATACTGTCCACTACGATATGAGAATCGTGCAGCTTCTAGTAACGCCCTTTGTATACTCTTGAAAGGACGGTTAGGAGAGTTACCTCTATTATCGAATGCGTCTGATGCATCAAAATCATCAGAGTTGACATATAGGCAACGTCCAGTTTTTGATGTGAAGACGTTCTTTAGTCTTGTAAGTGCCATCTTTTAATACTCTGGGGGTTATGAAGCTACCTCAGCAGTCTCCTCGAAACCAATTAAGGTTGCGGTTACAGCTGCGGTTGATTTAACATAGATTGACTGATAAGCACCAAGTACTATTCCACCCAGTTCAAATATAGAAGCGTCATTAATTGACTTTTGTTTAACAAGATATTGATGCTCTTGTATCTGTGATACTCCAGAAACCAATAATTCAATACCATTAGCATCAATAAACTCTGTTGCAGGTGTTGTGTTTGCTGCAGCAATTCTATTAACAGTAGTTGCTACTGGTCTATGACGAAGCTGATGACCTCTGCTGAGGTTATTGTTACTCAATTCCCTTACTTCTTGGTTAAGATCACGATAATAACCTAGTCTATAGTCTAGATTATTCCTAAATTCATGATTTTCAAAGTAAATGATACCTCTGAGGTTATCAAAGAACTTGATTCTACCAGAGTGTCCAACAGTTGTACCACTACCTGCAAATGATGTACCTGCAGAAGCAGTCGCACCACCAGCACCAGTATATTGGATATCACCAGACTGAGGATATAGAGCATCAGCTCTTGATAGTCCTCTTACCCATAATCTATTGTTAGCTGAATCCCAGTGCTGTACAATTGCAGTCTGTGCAGGTGTAGTCATGGCAGGATTTGTCCATGATAATGTTTCATTTGCAACAAACGAACCAGTTACACCACCAACATCTACAACAATTGATGATGTATATCCTCCCTCAGGGAATGAAAAACCAAGATAATTTGTAGGTGCACCAGGTTGTGATGCAGCTGCATCTAATTGTATTACATCTGTCTGTTCAATTATCCCTACGTCAACTGCAGCAGCACCACCAGTATTATTTGATATTACTAATTTCGCACTCACCATTGTACCACCAGGACAGGTGTAAAAAGGATATTCGTTAGCAGCAACAGCAAGAGAGTTTGCAGGTTGTGTATCGTTTGTGTAAGGTGTTACTGTTGGGGTGAATGAACCAAGAACACCATTTTGCTTAGTAGCCATGGTTAATTAAAGGAATGGAAGTAGACTTTTGCTCTGGACGTACCTCCAGATGTATTTGCATTTAATGTAGACTGATTACCAGTTTGAGGATCAGTAAGTAAGATCTCTCTGGCTAATATCTTACCACCTGTGCTTGTGACAGGGTTGGTAGTGGTAACATAAAAGTCACCGTCAATGTTTGAATCACCAGATACATCTAATCTCTTTGAGGGAGACTTGGCAATACCTAGATTACCATTAGTATCTAGCACCATTTGGTCGGTGCCTGTGTTGTCAGTAAAGTGTAAACCAATACCAACTACACCTTTTTGTAAGATCAACTTACCTGCAGATGCATTACCTGCTACAATAGTTGAACCTGTAGCATATATAGTTCCCTCAACTTCGAGGTTATATGTAGTAGGAGCTCTACCTACGCCAAGTTTAGCAGCAGACGTTGATCCTAATTGAAAATTGCCTGTGCCATTGGCTGTGACGTTACCGCCAAATACTGCGTCACCACTAGCAGAAGCCAGAGTAAACTTATCTGTAGCGATAGTAATGTCACCGCTACCAGTGATGGATGTGACTGCATCTATTGCTCCTCCAATTGAAATTCCTGTTGCAGTTGTTGTTACACGTGGGTCATTGTTATGATAAACGATAGATTCAGTGCTACTTGCCTTGAAATACTTAGTAGTATGATTTGAAGCATTTAATTCAACAGCATCACTTGACACAAATAACTGAGACGCAGTGCTAGTAATATATGATGTATCAGTTCCATTTGCATAATTAAACGTAAAGTCATCGTCAGTTCCCATCTTGATTGACTTGTCATCAACCATTTCAATATGGTTGTTAGCAATTAAGTCACCTGTTAAAGTAATTGTTTGCTGTGCAACAACTGTATTAGCAAAGGTTGCTGACGCACTGAACGTGGCAGCAGCATTAACAGTAACACTATCGGATGCTCCATCTCCTAGAGTTGTATCACCATTGATCTGAATCGTCTCAACGGTTAACGTTCCACTAAATGCAGCATTATTGAGAGTTTTATTGTTTAATGTTTGTGTAGCAGCTAAGGTAACTATAGTGTCAGCTGTGGCAACTGCACCATTAGAAGGTAAAACGTAAGTGTGCTGTACACCTGTTGGTATATCAGCTGAACTAAACCTTGCAACTTTAGTATTATCCGAAGAGTTAGGTATAATGAATGAAGTATCATCAATCGCTAAAACAGAACCTAGACGTATCTTACCAGTACCTTGTGCAGATATAGTAAAATCTAAGTTCGTGTCGGCACTGTCTCTTGCCTGTATATTGAGTGTACTTCCTACTTTCTGTAGGTTTAACCTAGCGTCACCCATTGCTAGTCCGATTTGTCCCTGTTCTTCAGAGAATAGACCTGTTTTTGTTTTCAACTCAAACTGAACACCTGGCACAGTATATGTACCAGAAGGTATTGCACGGAATATACTTCCGACTGCAGATCTTTTATTCTGATCAGTTGGGTCTGAGTTATCAAGTAATAGCAGTGTATCGGAACTCGATACGGTTCCTGCTTCTAATAATGTAAGGTCAGATATCTTACGTGTTGCCACACTAATCCCACAATAAAACGTTCATGTATATTTATACATTCTTTTTGAATGTAAAAAATCCATCAGAACCTTCCCAATACCCTTTATCCCATGTATGGTACTCACCATCGAATAGTTTTGCCTTACTATCGAGTGGTTTGTCTTTCCATGTACATCCTTCAGAGGAGTGTCCTAGAAAAAACTTCCCATTTTCAATGTAAGAGAAGATCATATCACATGCAGGATTCTTTACTATTATAATAGGTACATGAGCACCAATAACATGAGGTTGTGTTACCTCAACTACCTGTTCTCTGTATGGTGTATCCATGTAATTGTATCTTGAACTTGTTTTAAACTTTCTTTCTTCAATACGTTCATGTACTACAAATATATGTGCCCACTTTGTAGGATTAGATGATGCCTGTCCCCAGTTATCAAACTTACCTTCAAACCAATCGCAGAATAAATCTAGTTCCATTTTATCGGACATTTACCACTACTCACTCTTTGTTTTATTACATCCCATGATTTAAAAGGTGCAAACTTACGCAATAGATTAGTCTGTTGATTCGATCTATACCATGCGTCTGGAGGTTCCTTTTGCTCTATTATGAAATCAGGATCACTCTTTTTAGAATATAATCTGAAATAATATAATGGAGTATTCTTCTTAAGCATTAGGTTGATATCAGTATCTAGTACCTTAAGACCAACCACTAGTGGTCTATGCCACTCTGATATAGGAAAAGTACCTGGTACCAATTCAAATCCATGTCTAGACAATAAAGGATGTGGTATCTGTTCCACCCATACATCTTTCTCGTTTGTCCAGAACATATAATTCAACCTCAATTGTATCTCAGGATATTCTCCCCCAAGCCAATTCTCTGGTACATGAAAATACTGATCGTATGCATCCTGAGAGAGATCTGTGGTTATTCTTTTTTCTTTTGTATCTACCTTGATTCCAACATCAAATGGTTGTTTAACCACCCAACAGTTCTCTGTCCATTTTTTCCATGCAGGACATTTTGTGTGATCGTACCCTGTGCCATAACCACCCCGAAATTTTTTCGGGGTTGCATGGAATTCATCAGGGAATTTCGTATCACGTTCAGTGCCAATATTATAGTCCCAAAAGACTTTCTTCACTCTTCCTCTTCCAGTGCTTCATCTAATGCTTCTGCTATTTTATCGTTTGATGGCAAATTAGATAAAGGTTTCTTTGTCATGAAAGGACTATCAGGATGTGGAACTTCAGTTTGTTTACTCTTATACTTAGCCACATTGATCTTCTTCCTCTTACCCTTGTTTGCCTTGCATTTCTTAATTACTTCAATGGCATCGCCAACGGTAACGATATTACCTGCTTCCTCGTCAGGTATTTCTATATTGAAACACTCCTCTAAGAACATGACAAGTTCTACCATCGCTAGACTGTCTAGCATCAGGTCATCAGCAAGTTTACTATCCCAAGTAACTTCTGCTTCAAGTTCTTGTGTTTCTCCCAAAGTCTCAACGATTGCTAACTTAGCAACTTTGAGCATGGTCGCTTTAGAAATCCTCTTACTGTCCTTAAGGATTTGCTTAATTTCTGAATATGTTGAGTTATAAGACATTAAATGTAAACCACATCATTAATTGTACACGTATCTCGAACAAAGTCGAGTATTCTCATGAATTCATCGCCATTGTCACAATCAATGTTCTTGACGGATCCTTCACTACTTAGTAGTGTAAACCTTCTACGTGGTATGTCAACCGTTACCTTATCAAGGTATTCGTTATCTTCGATCATGAATAAAGACGCATGGTACATTTCTATACTAGCACACTATTTTAGATTTGTAAAGTAAGGTTGTTCACTTGCTCGACTGGCACGTCTGTTGACCTCACCTGCCTTTTCCAACAGGCTAAGACCTGCAGCACGTGTAGCCTGTAGCGTGTCAATGGCTTTTGTATTATCTGTATCTCTCTTTACAATTTCTTCGACGTAATCGTCTAAATGGTCAGCAAGAATGTTCTTTAAAAACTTTGCTTCTTGCTTTGTAATTGACATGTGAAAAGTCATTTGTTTCTTGAATGCGACATTCAATTCAAATAGATAGCAGATGCATCCATATCTATGTTGCCACCTGCTTCTACTACATAGTTGCCACTGGTTGCTGTTTTCATTGCACCAGAGACAGTGATATCATAACTATTGCCTGAAAGACTGGTTGCCATTCCATCGAATGCACCACCACTAACGCAAGATATAGAACCACCAAGTATGGTAGTCTTAATCTTACCTTCAACTTGTTGGAATACATTACCATCTGTCTTCTCATACCTACACTTCTCAGCTTCAGTACGTATATCTCCAGCACTACGGACGGAGAATGTTGACGTTTCCTTCAGTACTTTAACTTCATAATTACCTTTGACGTTCTCCTTAATGGAGCCACCTTCGCTCAAGTCATTTAGTAGGAAGGTTGTTTTGTTTTCATAAGAATTAGACTTTAGTTTCATCTGATTCTTACTGATGATAGCCATGTTCTCATCAGCGAGAACACTATAGACACCTTTGCACTCTTGTTGCCAGTTGCCATTCACCATATCATAGCGATTGCCTTCGACTTCAGTATGCATGTCACCTTCGACATACAAATTAACGTCACCTATCACCTGTAAACATAATTTATCTGTTTCAGGATCTTCACCGCAACGAATTACAACATTATGGTCAGCTAAAACGATCAAATCATTGTAAGAAGTGATGTTTGTGTTCTGTTTTTCATCCATGTCAATGGTGTTACCCAATGCATGAATCAGACGGAACCTCTCACCTTCCTTGGTGTTGTTTCTTTCCAACACATGACCTGCAGAACTGATCTCCACAAAGTTGAATGGATATCTGATCTTGATCTTTGGTAGGAGGTTGTTTATTATAGAACCACCTGAGAATAAATTAACAGCCATTAGTATCCGTAGCCTCCTTGGTTCTGTTGTGTATTATTATTCTGTTGTGTTGTATTCTGTTGTGTAGTGTCTGTAGGTGTGTTCACTGGTGTTGATGTAGGTAGTTCTTCAGATGTTTGTGTAAATGCTTCATCATCTGTATTTACAGGTGTGGTAGCAACATTCGGAGTTTGCGTTACAGGCTCGTCAGTTGACTCTAGCATTGGATGTCCTACACAATCTATGTACGTTTGTAGTTGTAGTATACCAGTTTCATTGATCTGTCTAGGACCACTGAAGCTGTACACTGGTGATAGTAGACCACCACTACCTCTGGAAGGTATGGTTGATGTACCCAAGTCTCTGATCTTAGGTTTAACAAACCCAAGAATTTGAGTGGTGATAGTAGGTTCTACCAATCTACCTTGGTCATCGGTAGAGTATGTACCAATCTGCTGCTCCTTCTCACCATTACCTATTGTAATGACAGGATTCACATAGTTCTTACCTACATTGACGGTCTTGACACCATCAATCTTAGGTATCAAGTCACCACAATTAGCATAGACTGCCTTTGCCTGACCTGGTACAACCAGTTCTGGATACTTAGACTGGAAGTTGATAGTAAACTGGTGTAAACTCTTAGTCTTCACAACCATACCAATTTGAAACTTAGCATTGTCCTTAGGATCTATGGTAGCAATCTGTATGTGTCCTGGATCATAGTCAATGTTAATTACCTGTAGTATATCTGGATTAGTCTGGTCTTCAACACCATCTGCATCTGCTACCAACATCAAGATGTCACCATCATTCAAATGATTGACAAGACCTTGCTTAGGTATCAATGCAACATACTGTTCCGTAGGGCAGAATGTGTCCGCAGGATCGAATCCATATCCAATACCAGACTTCTCGACTGTAACAGACTCAACCTTACCATCTTCGATGTTAGGTTTAAGTTTTGCACCACCACCCTCAGGTTCATTACATGTGAATTGTGCTCTGACTTGTGCTTCCAAGTTTACATTTGTTCCTTTATTTCTCATCCATACACCAACTATAGCACCTATATCATCAATGATAGGTAATGCTCTGACTGGTGTAGTTGACTGTAGGTTATCCCATACCAATTCAGGGAAACATGGTTTCTTATTCAGAATACTATTGTTACAGTTAACTGCTGATGACTGTATATTACCATTACTATCATAGAAATTCAAGCTTTCAAACTTCTCTAGCGGTCCTCGTGTATCAAAATTCTTTTCAGTTATACCAGTTGCAGCACCTGCAGCACTGTCTAGAGGAATGAGAGCACCACTCTTAGTGTCAAATATTTGTTTGATACCATCTTTAGCAAATGGTACGAAACCATTGATAGGTTTACCATCACCAATAACCTCACCACCTGCAGGTGGTTTAACTGGATACTGATCAACCTCTTTACTTTTTTTATCATTACCCTTTGCCTTAGGACCATGGCATGTCTCATATACTGTTGCACCGATAGCACATGATACTGCACCATCACAGAATAGATCTATGAACTCAAGAACTTTACTCAATATACTTTGAATCTTATCCTTAGCACCTTTGATGGATGCTGTCACTCCCTTCAGCATATTCAGTGCATTTTCTACTTTCTCCATGACCTTGCCCATGATGTCACCAATCATGTTCTCAACAAGACATAATGCAGTATCAAGTACGTTCTCTAATAGATCATTGAGCATACCTTTGATGAAGTCCTTCAGATCTTCAACCAAATCTTTGAACAGACATGATACAAGATCACTAACATTCTTAAGTTCGTCCTTGACCTTATTATCTAACTCTGGATCTGGTTTCTCATTGCCATCAAGTTGTTCCTTTATCATCTTGTTGACATCTTCCATGACAACACCCTTGATGTTACCCAACAACCCGTTAAGTTTTGACTGTATCCTACTAGCTGTGCTATCAATCTTCTTCTCAAGATCAACAACAACACCTGTTTTTGAATCAATAAAGTCACCTATTTCATTCTGTTCTATACCACGAGCAAACTTCATGAACTCTGCCATGGGTGCTTCTAGTTTAGGTGCAGTCTCACTACCACACTTACCATTACCTATTTGTACAGTAACACATTTCTTTTCTTCTGCTGCAATCTGTGCTTGTGTTTGTGGTTCTGCAGGACCTCGTGGGTTTCTAGTACTATCTGTACCTTCTGTTTCCTCTATACCCTCATTATTTGATGCTGCTTCCTCTTGTCCTGTCTCTTCATTATCTTCTACTGTACTACCAGTACCACCAACACCACTACCTTCACCACCATGTACTTTCTCATCATAGGTAGGTGCAGATAATTGATCGAAACCTGTTTGTGTACCACCTAGTGAACCATAACCTGACTGTGGGTTCTCATCTCCAAGTGCACCTATGACTATGGGTACTTGTGCATTGCCACCATCCATAAAGAAACCAATTACCCAACTGTTGATCTGTAATTGATGAAGTGAACCAATACCCGATCTCTGTGGATGAGTTACGGGCATCATAACTAACGCCCATGGTAGTTCTTCGGTAGGTAGTTCTGCCTTACTTGGGCTATGATAGCCCATGATTCTAACCTTGACCTTGTTTGTCCAGTCCCAGTCAAAGTTTGTTTTACCTGCTAGTAATGCTAGTAATGGATTGACTCTGGTTGCAACGTTGACTGCACTGCCAGCAACATTCTTAGCAAGGTCAGATAAGAAATGACCACTACCATCGTTCTCAACCTGTCCGACGAACCAGTTGAAACCATCCTTACCAATAAAATCTGCGGTAGGTTCGCTCATGTTCCTCCCTCCAATGCATCAGGATTCATAGCAGGTGGTGCACCAGGACTGTCAGTAAATAATACAAGTTTAGTACTCATCTGATCGTTTGATGATAGGAATTGTTTTTCGACTCTACCAATAACATAGTTACCACTATTCTCATAGTCTGTTTCTCTGTCCTTACCTTTGAATGCAATCAGTTCTACTACGTCACCGACTGTCAGTTCATTGGTTCCAATATATTCTACTTCTACTGATTTTGCGTAAAATAATTTTTCTCTAAGTGATGCTTGCGATAACTGCCTTGTCATTCCCTTAGTCATCGTACCTTCTGTGAAGAGTGCGGTATCCATAATTTTAGACATAATACGTGTGTGTGCGTTGTCTCTATCAAATTTCTTGTAGAAATCTGGTGCAGCGAAACTAGCGTTCATTAGGGGTACATCCTGATAATATTTAGATATGTTAAAAGGATGCTCTACGTAATGCATATCTTTGACATCTAGAGTCATGACCATACTATTGAATGATCCTACGTTAAGACCTTTCAATACATCAAAACTAGATGTTACTTGCATCCTGTTCACTGGTATGATGTCCTTATCTTCTTCTGGATCTTCATTATCCTCTGGTTCATGTCCTATAACAATCTTCTTGATAGGAACCTCACGGGTGAATGAATCAAATGACAAGAAGTTATAACCTCTCTTATTCTGGAAGAAACAATAACCTGCTGACGCAGCAGCACCACCTTTCTTTTTCTCTGGTATAGACTTGGCACACAACCATTTAATCATGGTGAATGGACTCCAGTACGGTGAAATATATGAAAATTTATTTTGTGTTTTCTCTACTCTAATCTCGTATGTTGTGTGCAGTATATCTTGTAAGATTTCTTTCTTTACGATGTCATGAATCTTACGACCACCACCTTTACCAAATCTCCTTGATAATTTAGTAGCAGCATTGTTGACCAAATCATATGTACATATTAATAAGGTCGCTTTTGCTTTACCATCTTTACTGGTTCTATCTTGTATATCATATACGACACCATTGATCTGATAAAAATTAGTGCTAGGTTCTTCTGTGTCTTCCCATCCAATAAACACTGGTTCCATACCTTGTAGTGATGATATGATTCCAGTTTCACTGTCCGTTACCTGTGCTTCTAATCTAATAGATGCACTACGAATGTCTTCCACATATCGTAGATACAATACATGGTTCATTGTGAGTGGTACGGGTTCGCCAGATCTATTCGATGAAATAACGAAGTGCCTTAGGACGAAGTTTGATTTGGTTTGTGCTTGCATCAGAATTGACTCGTTACTGTGTATTCATCGAAGTATGGACTATACTTGATTTTAGGTATAGCTTCATCGCTACCCTGATCCATACTACCACCGCCAGGTGCATTTGGTGATCCTGTCATAGGCATCTGTGGTTGCTCTGCTATCTGATTACGAGCATTGTCAAGTATCTCTTGTTGTCTTGCATCGCTTTCTGATAAAACATTCTCAGTTAATTCATTTAGGTTAGTTTGATCACCACCTCTAATTCTATTAACAATACTACCTATACCACCAGCTGCCATACCTAGAGGTGTATACTTAAATGCTTTCTTGGCAAAGTTACCAATACCACCTAAGAAACCTTGAACCTTAGGATTTTCTGTGATGTTCTTCAACTTATCTTTAGCAGCACCAAACATCTTCATACCCATACCCATAGGTGTCATATCAAATGCTTTCTTAGCACCACTCTTCAGTCTTCCCCAAAATCCTTTCTTCTCTTCACCATCACCAATATAACCTGGCATATAACCTGGTGCACTATAAAAATCTGGTACTAATGGATCACCCGTAGCAACTGATGGAGCAATAGCACCGCCAGCTTTTGCATTTGCTTGGTTCTCTTGTGCCTTACCCATCATCCATGTAAGACCTAACTCTAATAGACCCTTACCTTTGTTTGCTTCGTATGCTGCACCTGGTTTATTTGCTTCCTCATGTTCTGCACGTGCCTTAGCAATCTCCTCTGCCTGATCTCTTGGGAACGGATCATCGTCACCTTGTTCATCTTCCGTTGGTTCAGGTGTAGGAAGTTTGAATGCTGACTGCATTATGGATAGATTTTTCTTGATTATAGTAGTACCATCACCCTTTGATGGAGTCTTAGACATCGTATCCATCAAACTTGCAGCAGCTGCCTTAGATGGCAACATCATTGCTGTTTCAAATGCTTTCTTAAATTTCTTATCTACTTCAAAGTCTTCAACTATAGCATTTGCTGACTTTTCTATTGGTACGAGGGCACCACTATCTTCCAATGATTGATATGATTCACCATCTGGTGATGCTTCTGTACCTAAACTCTCTGCACTAATGTCAATGATAGGATTAATACCAACAGCACCACCATCTTTAAATGGTACTTCACCCTCATCATCCCCTGTCTTGATGTTTAACGGGGGCATCATTTCGTTAACGGGACTAAGATCCACGTTACGATTCATTGCTTTTACATTATATCCACCTACCTCATCTAATGACTGTAATCTTTCTGATAGTAAGAAGTCCTCACGCATTTCTTTACGCATGAGCATCTTAAGAAGTATCTCACGGTTATCAAGTAACTCAGCTAAACCATCAAACTTAGCGTTTACATTCCTAAAGGTCGTTAGCAGTTTATCTCTATACATATGCCACCTCTAGTCTTGTAGCCTTGTTGAACTGATCAACCACAATATGACGTAGCACATCTGGATCTAGTTTCTCAACTCGTGGAGGGGGCATCATCACCTTTGTCACGCCAGGTATCACAACAGGTACACCAACAGCACCTATCTTAGTGCCATTTTTAGTTGTTGTAGTGACTGGTGTTTCATTCACTGAAGTTGTGCTTGCATCTTGTTCTGGAG